ACCCAGCTGTAGCCCCTAAAGGGGCACCACAGTAGTGGTACTAAACTGAACAAAAAACCCGTTCAGTGAACGTATAGATGGCCGTTCGTACATATCCGTTAGAACCCCTGATGGAATAGGGGTCTGTCGGAGATTCTGCACCTGCTCGAGTATAAACACTGTAAGCAGGCACAATCCAGTCACCGCCGCGGAGGATATTTTTCCTCTGTGGGCGCAAACTGTATGTATCAAAATACCCGCCCCCATAACCTGCTCTTCGATCGTACCGTTTCCGATAGAGATCGTAAGACCCGATGAGATGGCCATCGCCATACCCATCAGGACCGTAAAGACGGATAGGCTCCCACGTCCAGTTTTTGCAAATCTTGGCAAGCTCACGCTCGCCTCGACGCATCAACCAGTTGTGGAAGTTATATAGGGTTTTATCATTGATGTGATCTCTGATATAGAACGGGCGAACGTCATTCCCATTTAGCCAATCGGAGCCGCAGGACTCTCTAAAAGGTCCACGCCAAAAAGATTTCTGGGGGTTAACCCAGAATCCGGCGTAGTCAAAAACCTCAAAGAGAAGCTCTACGGCCTCTGTCGGTATGATTATATCATCGCCGAAGATTCCGATATCGCTGACTGGCAACCCACATAAGGAGACACATCCGAACGCTAAGCCATAAAATAAAAGGCTTTCGAGTTCAAACGTATACCCGTTACCCATTGAAGAGAACTTCTCAAGGCGTACGGTTATCCCCTCATACGTAGCTGTCCCGGTACGAAGCTGAGCAAGAAGCTCAAACCAATCGTCCGGCAAGAGATCAGCGACCAACCTCCATGACACGGTATCGCTAGCTGACGAAAGGTCGATGGTGGCAAGACTGCCATCAACGGATCCTCTCAGAGCTAGATTACGATTCCGATTTTGATCATGAAGATCGATGCCATGAGACGCTAACCTACCCTTGAGGTAGGAACCGACCCCGAGCTGGAACATCCCATTTAACGTGGGCTCTACCAGTATCGGACGGTGTGTCTTAGCATCTTTAGGGACGAAAACCAACTTGCCGTCGTCTTTCCGCACCTCAACCCTGTTTTTAACCAGATAGCTAACGCCATCTGGGCAGGGCTCAAAGTACGGGAGCATTCGCGTGCTTTTTTCGCAGTGATGCTCAACGAGCAGTGGAAGTTCCGCGAGGAACTCGCCCACTGTTGGCATTAGGTCTTCACTACACGAAAGTATAGCATCAAGCTTCGATGACATCGAAGCCGCTGCTGATTTAACGCTCGTTGTAGCTCCAGGACCGTATCTAAACTGAAATGCGCTCAAAGGAGGAACACCACCTAAGATTTCCTTTATTTTACATCGGGCAAGGTGAAAAACCTTGGCGACGCGTCCTTGTGGACGAAAGTCTTCTAGGATGATATTCGTTAAGGCACACTTCTTCTCGCCCTTTACGAAAGCGAGAACGCCCTCACGAAGAGGGTTGAAGCCTAGGTCCACCCAGGGATTCTTTTTCAAAAGCCCCTGAATCTGGACAGCATAGCGATAGTCTTCTAAGTCGGCGTCCGTGGGAACGGAGTAGCCTAAGACATCTCGGAAGCTGCCATTCTGTACTAATCCGTACAGGTGGGCTGAATGCTGGCCACCGAGGCGACAGCAACACTCAGCTATGTCATGGATGAAGGCCAATGAGGCCTTAGGATCGCGTGGCGATAACCAATCAACTAACGCCGAAGGTAACCCTTCAATAGCGTCAGTGGACGGTCCGTTCTCTGCCGACATCCAGTCAGCAGAAAACTCACCATTGAGGTGAGAACGGCTTTGCATTTGGCATACTCCTAGTTAGGGATAACGCCGCTTGCAAAGAACTGACAGATCGGGGCGGTACTACTACCGAAGGCCGATCCAGCCGAGGCTTGAGTCAAGGTACCCGTCGCTGTAGTAGCGGAGGCGCCCTGCATCAGACCAACGGCAAGCTTCAGCAAATTGGCACGGTCGGCTTGCGTCGAACGTGAGGAGCTGATGTGCGTAACGTACATCGTCTCGGTATATGCGACCTTTTGAG